CAGTTGACCAAGTAGAACCATCTGTCGTATAGGTTACCCATGTGCCCTCGTGCCCACTCGCGGCAAGATAATAGATAACGCAGACGCCCCAATTTTGTTGACCCCAACCAAAGTCAATTTGTGCCGACATGTGGTTGAATGAGAGATCGAGATCGCTCTGTAATGTGTGTTGCAAAGTCGCGGCAGGCGTACCAAAGAAATCAGTAATCCGATAAATGCCATGCGCACTAACGATCCAGCCGTTGACCTGTGATCCTGTACCAATATAAAGCGACGACCAGGGATCGACCACAAAATCAAGAACATCGCCCGTGATATGAGAAGTCATACTAATATCATCCCAAGTCGGGCCGCCCGAAGCGGAGGGGGTTGTAAAGTCGCTAGTACGGCAGATGTGGCGGCCCTTCTGGATTACCGCCATTTTTCCCGTACCTTTTGCTAGATGAAAACTACCGGGGCCACTCGCGGGCGTCCAATCGAACTTGGGAAAGGTTGTGGTTCCCGGTTCGTAATTGGGCGAATTCTTGGTTTTCGGAATAAAGGTCTGTGCGGGCAACCCATAGATTTCACGCTCTAGTCGTAAGCGTTGCTCTTTAATCCGTCCGGTGGGTTCATTCGAATAATTGATTTCAATCTCAGATGGCAGGAAACGATCTTCGGTAAAGCTCAAGCCGCGCTGCGCCGCTAACTCTGCGCTCAGGGTAAGCGTGACCCATTCCATCAAAGCAGGCTCAATACCACTATCACTACTATGTACAAGACCGAGATCGAAGGTGCTCTCTAATGCATTGATGCGCGCATAGCGATGCCCCTCGCGCGCGTTGAGTTCAGCTTGTGCGATACACAATTGTTGCCCCTGTGTCTGTTCCCCTTCTCCTTGCCCCGGTACTGCCCCCGGCGCATCACAAAAGAAGCTCTTGATAGCCGAATCGGTTGCGGCGCGCACTGCTTCGCCCCTTAGCCAGTGGATACGAGGGTGTGGTTGGTGTGTGAAACTTAATGCCGAGTAATCAACAGGAGTTAAATCTTCTTGTACTTCATCCGTGCGAACAACAGGAGTGTAGATCGGGATAATCCCGTCTAGTAGCATCGGATCGGGCTTGACCCACAGCCGCCCCTTTGAGTCGCAAGTTAGAAGATGTACCATCGCTTTCGCGCGCTGATCTGCTTGGTCATATAGATTCTGACCATCACTACCGAGTACCTGAAATGGATACGCGGCTCCATTGCCAGACCATACGAAAGCGCTCAGTTCCAAAGCGGTACTATGCCAATACAAAATATAATGGATATAGTTATCGAGATGCGGCGAAAGCATCTTTGTCCATTTATTAGGACTAGAACTGCGCTGGATTATCTGCGGAAAGCCCGGTAGCGTAGACAATCGCCCCGCCACATCAGCACATTCAAGTACGGTATCACGCAGCAATCCCGTGCGTTCGCGCCGGATCGTCGCCTCATCCGTTTGATGCCAACCGATAAACTTAGTCTGCGTCGTAGCTTCTGACCCATTCCATTCACGCTCCCAATACATTACTAGCGTGCCATCGGGGTAATCCGTCGATGGGATGTCTTCTAAGATCAAGAAACTTATCTCTTGACCAGTGACGGTGATACGGCGGCGATCTACCAGGAAGCTTCGTATCGGCGCATTATCGCCTGTTGGTTCAGCCGCAAAGATCGGCGTGTAGGTTGTGTGAGTCTTCCCATTGGAATCAGTAATGGTTAACGAGACGTAGCGAAAACCGGGGGGAAACTTCGCTACCAATGTTCCTGTAGTGAGATCACCAGTAATAATCGTGCCGTCTTTAATGTCCCGCAGATATGAAACAATCGTTGAACCGTCTTCTGTTGGAAGCGATTCGCCGCCCTCAAGAGTGACGGTCAGATAACCTGAATCATCTACAAAATTAGCCCAACCTGATCCACGTCCATTTGCAATATCGTTCGCAACGGGTGGGGTATTTGTGCCGAATGTGCCGACAGTAAGGTCATAGTCTTTATAAATCGTACCATTTGCCAGAATGCGCGGTATCTTGGCCCATATCTCGCGCCAATCAAATACCGTCAGATAAGCATTATCAACTGGATTGATCTCGCCTCGCTTATCCCCCCTACTGCTGACTCCAATTGAGATAACGGTAGAAGTCGCTGCTTTACGAATACGCTGCCAACCAAGATCGTTCTTACCCGCCGCGCTACCAATAAACAGAGTTTGCCCCGGCTCAATATCGGTATAAGCGCCCGTTGTGACTGTATCGAAGGTCAGTTCGGCCAAACCGGGATGGGTGAAATCAAAGGCGCTCTGATTAATACGCGCTGCGAACACAACGGCAGGTTTCAGGAGAAACAGATACCCTTGATGATGCTGTGGGTGCGTGCGCCATGTACTCATGGCTCGGTAAGGAACTCAAGTGAATGAATTAGGATACTGATGTTGCGAGGGAACAGATCGCGCCATTCAGCCTCGCGGCCCATTTCGGGATAAACCGCAATCCCGTTATAGCGGTGAAAATCCCAGCGCGAGTCGCGTGCATAGATCGTCACGGCAGCCGAGTTGTTGTCCATCAAGTCGAATTGGTCTAGTACATCCTGATACATTTCGGCACTTTCGAGCGCCGAGTATTCGAGAATGATGTACTGCCCATCTTCGCTAATTGACCCATCGGCGGCATGATTGCGCCGGGTCACCTGAATCCCGGCGCTCTTAGGCTGCGGCGCGAGGGGTTCTAAATCAACTAGCGCCACATTGTTACCAATGCTGATTAAGTAACTCATATCTCGTTTAGCGCCTCGATAATCCCATCACGTACCATACGCTTGACATCTGGCAAGCGATGCTGCCCAATATCGCCGAGAACGATTTGAACGCCGCCAAGGGCGACCGACTTGCTATTCCCGCCCCTACCCGCTACTGCGTCGATTAGTCCGGCTTGAGTAAGCTGCCCGCCCATCATCCTGTTTAATGAAGCGGTCGTTTCAGGATTCAGTACATATTCGGGCTTCGACGCTGATCCATGTAGCATATACTTCTCGGTTGTAAAGACCGGGCCGCCTAACGCGCGGCCTGTTGGCCCACCGCCGCCGCCAGTTGACCCACCGCTTGATGCGCCGCTAAACGCCTGCTGAGCGTCCCCGATCATATGCGCCAGCCAGTCGTCAAACTGATGTTGTAGATTAGCTAACCCTGCGCCTTGATGCGCAAACAAGGTCGAATACTGGCTATCAAGTTGGCTTAGTTCCTGCGTAAACGCCGCTTGCCGTTGTGCGCGGAGGTCTTGCTCATGGGCATTGATTTGATTTAGTTCGGCAATGTGCTTGTCATACAACTCGCCTAATTCACGGTCACGCTGCGCGCGCAGCTCGGCTAGACGCTGTTCTTCATCGCGCCGGATAATCCGCTCTTGGTCGTTCAGGTGCGTGCGTAGCTGGTCAATCCGCTTATCATCCGCGCGCTTCTGTTCGTCTAGCCGTTCAGTAATCCCCTTGCGCTGTTCCTCAAGCTGGTCTTGCCGTTCCTGAGTTTGGAGGTCGAAGTCTTCTTGACGCTGACTCTCTTGGAGGTCAAAGCGGTTATTTTCTTCCTGAACAGCCCGTGCATCCAAGCGCGCGGCGGCGGACAGTAAATTCAGAGCATGTTGCGCGAGGTCACGAATACGCTGGCGCTGGAAGTCTTTTTCGCGCTTGATCTCTTCCTTCTTGAACTGGTCATCTAGTTTATTGAGGTCATCTTGCGCTTTAGTCTCTAACTCGCCCTTGTGACTTTCGATCTCAAGGATTTGGTCTTGTGTCTGCTGGCGCAAATCAAGAATGCGCTGATTGGTCTCGGCTTCAATCTTGGCCGCTTTATCCGCAAAGTCAGTTAATAGTTTGGTGCGAGCTTGTTCGTAGCGCTGCGCTTCCTGAATGCGTTCCAGATCGGCGTCCGTCTCGATTTTCTTCATATCCTGCTGGAACTGGTCGAAGGCTTTTAGCACATCTTCGCTCGGACCACCACCTGCACCACCCGGAGTTAGTCCGGGCGCGTTGCCCGTAGCGCCGCCGGGAGCGGTGGGGAACAACGCCTTTGCGATACTCGACATGATGTCTTGCTTATTCTTTTCGAAGTTTTCTAGTGCGGCTTTCCATTCCTGGTCACTTAACTGCGCCGCCGCGCCCTTCTTCGACAAGTCCGCACCGAATTGCTGGATCGCTTGCCCTTCTTTAGGTAGAAAACGCGCAATAGCGACGCCGATAGACTGGATCGTGTGCCCAATCGACTCGACAAACTTGCCCAGCGCTTCATTTATTTTGATTGCACCAATGGTCAAAATACCCGCCAGATCAAGCAGCGAGTTCGCGGCAAGCAAAGCGGCTTGCTTGAGTACGGCCACAAGTTGGTTGACGTCCGCGTTAGCGGCTTGCTCGTTACCTGTGGTACGTCCAATTGCGCGCGTAGCTTCAATTCCTACCCCAACGCCGCCCGCGACAGCTAGTCCGGTTAGCCCAACCTTAGCCAGCGACGGTGCAATGCTCAACGCGCGTATTTTCTCTAAACTCGTAATGACTTGACCGAGTATCAATAGTAGGGGTGCGCCCGTTGCCGCGACTGCGGTAAAACCCGCCGCAAATTCGAGAATCAGGGGGTTAGTCTCGCTTAGAGTCATCACCCACTCGGTCAAGATATTCAGGCCGGGTGTTAAGAACTTATCGAGGATAGGCGCAAACCCTTCATCTAGGGCGATGGTTGCCGCGTTCTTGGCACGAATCATCGCCCCAGCAAAGGTGTTGCCCATATCAACGGCCGCTTGCTCAGTCGCACCAATCTTATTCAGGATGAGGTCAAGTGCCTTCCCTTCATCCCCGCCCGCCTTAGCAATTGCTTCCTGCACAACCGCCGGATTAATATTGAACAATCTTTGCAAACTGATTGTTTGGCCGGAGATGAACTCAGCAACCGCGCGGGTTGCATCTTTCGCTGCGCGTTCTGTGCCGCCGAATGGTCCCTTTGCCGAGAGACGCGCCGCCCGATCTACCCACTTATCAAGTTCGGCGGTGTTGCCCTTGAGTTGGGGCAAGAGCGCAATCGCCAAGCTATTTGTCTCTGCTAGATTTAAGCCGAATTTATTAGCCTGTGCCGCCATGCTTTTCATTACGGCATCAGCTTTTGCTTCTGATCCTAGTAATTCCCGTAACTGAATCCGCGCGCCTCGTAGACTCTGTGCGGCGTCAATACCGAGTTTAACAAATGAAGCTGAAGCAAGGCTGATAGCGACCAACTCCCCACGCATTGCTTGAATGTCTTTGCCGAATGCCTGTACACCGCGCCCGGCTTGCCCGAACGCCTGTGTGATTTCGCCAGAGACGCGCTTAACCGTTACCCCAGCTTGCTCGACCTGAGAGGTATCAATGCGAATAGAACCAGTCGCGACTCCTAAAGAGCGCCCTGATCCTACGCCGCTACTGCCTGTTGGGTTCCAAATTCCCAAAACTAACCTCTCAGCAATCGGTCAACGTCTGACCAAATGATAGGCGCAAAATGATCCAACGCAGGGCCGATTACGGCCCACGTTCCCCCGTTAGCCAACTCTAGGAAAATCCCATAGCTCATACCGTGCGCTAACTCGATAACAACTTGCTCGGCAAGTATCTGCACCTCAGTGTGTAGGGTTTGCCGAGCGTTTCCGGTACGATCTTCCCAGGGTGCATGTTGCTTCATCCAAGTTTCAATTTCTGGCGCTCTGCGCTGGGCAATCGCCATGATCCCCGCCCGGACATCGCGCACATAGGCGTCCATCCCGGCAGGAAATACCTTGTCAGGTGGGTCAACCCACACGAATCCGTCAGTCAATGTTCACGCCCTCAATACCCTTGAGTGCTGTAAAGTCTACAACTTCCTCTTCACGCTTCACTCGGTAGTCAGGGTCAAGTAGATCGGATAGACTATATTTAGGCTCGTAATGAGGCTTTTCATCATCTCCGACGTTTTCCGTCTCATTGACTAACGCATCAAGAGTCATCCCAAACCAAATGACAGCATTGTCAAATTGG